TCATGACGGTTTTACAGCCGGTTTTACACCCGGCGTTCTGCTTTCGAGCTCATCGATGCGCCGGATGCGGTCGAGCAGCAGCTCGTCCTTCTTGACGTAGACGTTGATCAGCCGCTCGACGTGATCTTCGGACCAGGTGAAGATCTCGGCGATCTCGCGCACGGTGAGACCGGCCAGAAACATTTTCGTCGCAGCGGTGCCGCGCAGATCGTGGAAGTGCTTGTCGACGCCGGCGGCGTTCTTGGCCCTGATGAAGGAGGCGTCGAACCCGGTTTTCCAGCTGACCTTGTCCGTGCTGGTCAGGATTGTGGTGGCCCGCTTGGGAATCTCCTGCAGGAGGGCGCGCAGCGAGCTGTAGAGCGGAATGACCGCTGTTTTCCGCTCGCCACTCTTGCCGGTGCGGATCTCGATCGAGTGGCCCTGGACGTGCGTCCAGGCCAGGCGCAGGACGTCGCTCTTACGCAGTCCGGTCATCGCAGCCAGTCGAACCGCCCACATCACCTCGGCAGAGGCCTTCTTGGCGAGGGCAGCCATATCGTCGTCGGTCCAGATGATCTCCGAGCGGTCGCTCCTGTAGATGCGTGGGACGCCGGTGCAGGCGTTGACCTGCAGCTGCCCCTCGGCAATGCCGAAGGACAAGACCCGGGACAGCACCTGCAGGGCCATGTCGGCCTGACGCGGCGTGTGCTTCATCTCGTCCCGCCACTTCCGGATTGCCACGCGCATCAGAGGGCGGTCGAAGGCGCCGATGCTGAGCCCGCCGAACCGGGTCTGGATTCGGTCCAGAAACGGCTTCCAGTTCTTGCGGGTCTTGTCGGACAGGTTTTTCCAGTCGTCGCTCGCGCGATAGCTGGCGAGCAGGCCGGAAATCTTGGTGCGGTCACCAGTCGTGCGGGCGGCGACCAGGTCCGCCAGCTCCTTCACGAATTCCGGCGTGCCCGGCTCGCTGAGCAGCCGCGGGCCTCCGCGCCAGGCGTAGACGTAGGTCCGCCCCTTCGCCTTGACGACGTGGACGCCCTTAATGTCGAGCATCGCCATCGCTTTCCAGCAGTCCGCGAATCTCCGCGTCCAGCGCGGCCTCGTCAGCCTGCTTGAGATCGACACCCAAAGGCAAGATGCGGGTGCGGCCATGCTCGTCGATGATCACCTGGTGCTGTCCGCCCGCAATGGCCATCTCGACCGCGCGGGTCGCGAGGGCGGTGCGGGTGCGCGCGCTGAGGGGCTTCTGGCTCATGTTGCGGCCACCAAAGCGGCGGCCCGGCGGAAGTCGGCCGGGCGGAGCTGGACGAAGGTGCGACCGGTGTCCGTGTCTGCCGGCAGGCTGATCAGGACCGGGTTCTGTCCCTCGGCCAGCACCAGGGCGCATCGGGCGAAGGGCGCGAGCGCCTCGGTGAGGGCGGCGATCAGGGCGGCCTGCTCGGCCTGCCGATCGATCATTTTCACGATCTCGGACCTGTGGCGCCACAGGATGCGCTGGAAAGCCTCGGCATCGAGCATCCGCTGACCCCGCACGGCAAGCGCGGTCTCGGCCACGCTGGCGGCGTGGCCCAGACGGATTTCCTCGGCCGCGGCGGCATGCATCAGTCGGCGGCCTCCATGAAGCCCTTGAACTCGACGCCGGCAAAGTGTGCCAGATCGCACAAGACAGCATGAGCAGCGTTGACCTGGAGCGGCGTCAGGTTCGCCTTCTGGAGACGCCGGATTAGCGCGATGACCAGTTCCTGCAGCTCTACCGTGAACTGGCGGCGCACCAGCTGGGCCACGATCAGCCCTGCCTCAGTCTCGACGACGGCCCGGCCATCCCATGCGCGGCGCGAGTGCTCATACCGCAGCTGCTTGCGCTGGCCCTCCGTAAGGTCCGGCCCGTCCGGCTTCTTCTTGTCGGGCCACGCCTCGAGGCGGTCGGCCTGCTGCAGGGCCAGCTCGACGGCCTCGATCGGCGCGCCGGCCTTCGCCGCCAGATTGGCCCAGGCGCGCACGGCCTCGGCCCCGACCGCGTCGCGGCCGCGAATGACGAAGATCGGCTCCCCGGGCTCGAGCGTCCTGAGATTGACGCTTTGGTCGTAGTCGGCCCGGCCGGTCGAGGCGTGCATCACGCGGCCTCGAGTTCGCGCGCCACTTCCCCGGCCGAGGGCCCGGCGATCGCGCGGGCGACACTGACCAGCGACTGCTGGCGATCGCGCGACATGCTGACGAACAGGCCGGCCAGTTCGCGCCCGTTGCCGGTCGAGGCCAGCTGGTCGATCGCCGAAGGCGCGGCGGTGCGGCCGGGCTGGCCGTCCTCGCGCGGCGGGAACAGGTCCTGGACCTCGACCTTCAAAAAGTCGGCGATCATGACCAGCTTCGACGCCGATACGCGGTTGACGCCCTTTTCGTACTTCTGGACCTGCTGAAAGGTGACGCCGATTGCGGCGCCCAGCTGCGACTGATTGAGGTCCCGGTCCAGTCGCAGGCGGGCAATGCGCTTGCCGACCTGGACGTCGATCGGGTGCGGGGTTTTAGCGGTGTCGGTCAAGTTCAGGCTCCGGGGTTCAGGATGGATGCGGCCAGCCATGCGAGGGCATAGGCCGCGAGAAGGATGGCCAGCAGGCCGAGGAAGTGACGGCGCTTCATCCGCGCCGCTCGGGCCAGAAGCGCCAGATGATCAGGACGGCGAGGGCGACGAAGATCGTCACCGGCTTACCGATCAGCAGCGAGTCGACCAGGCCGAGGCCGATCCCGGCGACGGCCACGCCGGCGAACAGCCAGGCGACCGGGTTACGCGGCCGCCGTCGCTCGGGCAGGCGGCTGAGATAGGCGAGGGGGCGGCTGGCGCCGACCTCGCTGCCGACGATGTTGTGCTGGGTCATTTGACGAGCTCCAGAAGGGCCGCATCGCGCGCGGCGGTCAGTTCGGTGAAGGCCTCGGCCGAGCCGCCCTTGGCGTCCGGATGCCGCTCGCGCGACAGGCTGCGGAAGCGGTCACGGATGGCGCCCTCGATGCCCTCGACCGACAGGCCGAGGTGGCCGGGGAAGTCCGGGGGGAATTCCATGATCTCGCGCCAGCTGCGGTTCGAGGTCTGGACGCCGCCCCCGGGCGGGGGCAGGGCGCTGAACGCCTGCAGGGTGTCCTCGGCCGAGGCGACGCCGTGTCGGGTGATCGCCCGGGTCGCGTTGATGTGGGCGGCCAGTGCGGCGATGTTCTGCTCGACCTTGGTATAGGTGTCGCAGGCAAGGGCGTAAGGTCGACCGTTGAGGCTGAAATAGACACAGACGCCCGGGTCATGCGGTGCGGCCTGGCCAGAGCGAGGCCGCCCATCCAAGCGCGTCTCAAGGTTGGTCGACAGGAGCGGGTATTGCCCGCCCAGCAGCTCGATCTCGGTGTCGAGGCGATCGGTCGCGCCGGCGACGGATATGTCGCTCGGATAGCGGGCGGACCCCTGATGCTTGAATCGACCCGGCTTGCGCGCCGAGGGCGCCGTGCGCGGCCGATGCGCGGGCCAGGCGAGGGGATAGGCGCGAGGCTGGCTCGTTGGCTGGCACTCCGGACAGGGGCGGGAAGGTCAGCGTCTGGCCGCGCGAAGGTGCACAGCGTCCAGATGCCGAGGACAAGGCCGAACAGGATCAGCAGGATGATCGACGGCTCGGGAAAGCGGTTGTCGCGGTTCACCGGCGGTCCCTCTGCTTGATCGTGTCGACCTGGTCGGCGACGCATCGCAGGGCCGTGGTGGCCTCGTCCTGATGGATGGGGTGCGCGGACATGCCGACCGATTCCACCTTGTCGGCTTCGCCCGGCTTCCACAGCACCAGGGCGAAGGCCAGGCCCGAGCCCTCGAGGCGGCGGTGGATGTCCGCGCAGATCTGATCAGCGACGGCGCTCATGGGCGAGCCCTTCTGAAGCTGCGGCCCATGGCGTCACCCTCCTTGAGGCCCTTCTCGAACGCCAGGTAGCAAGCGAGTTGCGCGGGACCCGAGAGGGAAGAGATGCACATGCCAACGCCGCACCCCATGCCGCGCACGCGCTGCTTGGTGCGCACGGGATCGAGGGCGACTTTCGCCCCCAGCGACCCATGGTCCCAGATATCCGCTAGAAACAACGCCTGGACAGCCAGTGCTACAGGCTCGGAAACGTACTCCTCGCCGACGACATACTCCGGGTTCTCGGCGTGCGCCGCGCGCGCGGCATCGAGCAGCAGCTGCGCAGCCTCGGCAAGGCGGTCGGCCGTCTTGGCGGCGATGGCCGCAGGCGCCGCCATCAGACTTCACCCAGGGCGGACAGATAGAGGTCGAGGATGGCCTCTTCCTCCTGACGCTTCGCCTTGTCCTGCTTGCGGATGCGCAGCACCTTGCGCAGCACCTTGACGTCATAGCCCTCGCCCTTGGCTTCGGCGAAGACCTCCTTCATGTCGCCCATCACGGCCTGCTTGTCCTCTTCGAGGCGCTCGAGGCGTTCGACCAGGGAGCGCAGCCGCCCCTGGGCCGTGGACGTCAGCACGTCGGGTGAGGCTTCGAATGTGGTTCCGTCAGCCATCAGAAGCCTCCGACCTGGTCGAGTTTCGTGGGTGCCAGATTGACGATCTTTCCGCCCGGCGCCTGAGCATGGTCGCGGGCAATGCCACCCATGATCAGGACGGGCCTGCCGTCCTCACCGGAGAAAAAGACCGGACTGTCCGGCAGGGCCAGCGCCTCGAGGTGCGCGCTCAGCTGTTTGACGGTCAGCATGTCAGGCGACCATCGGCGCACGGACGTCGGCCGCGTTGGCCGCGCCCTGGGTCGGGCGGTACTGGCTCTGGCGCAGCTCGTATTCCGCGCCATCGAGGTCCGTGGCGACCGGCCAGACGGTTCCGGCCTCGATCGACACGACGCCGGGGACCTTCACGGGCGCGCCGTCGAGGTCGATGCCCTCGATCGTCATGGTCGCGCCCGAGCGCTTGGCCTTCCAGTCATGGATGATACGCATGGTCATGGTCCTTTCAGTGAGTTCTCAGGGCTTGGTGGGAGGGCAGGCTGCGCCAGTACTCGAGGCCCTCGGCCGTGAACTCGGCCGAGCACAGGCAGCGCAGGCTTTCGGGGTTCAGGTGACGGTGGCCGCAGCGCGGGCAGTCGATCTTGCCGTGATGCAGCGAGACACCCTGCAGCTGGGGAGGGGCGGGAGCGGTCATGCGGCCAGCCCTTGTTCGAAGATCTCGCGGGCGGCCGAGAGGCACCAGCTGCGCGGCGCCCGGCAGATGCGGGCCATCGCCTCAATGGTGAAGCCGATGGTGAGGCACTGTGCGACCAGGTCGCGCCGCTCCCGCATGACGCACGCCAGCGGGGCCGGTGCCTTCGCGGCCCGCTGCGCGGCCTTCCAGTCCTTGACCGAACGGCCTGACGCTCGCGCGTTGGCGACGTCATAGTATCGCTCGGCGTTGCGCTCGCGCGCCCATGCCAGCTCGAGCGCGTCGATCTCGTGATCAGTAGAGAGGCGGATAGTCAGGTCGGCCTTCATGCTCTGGCCCTCCGCCGCATCCGCTTGGCCTTGCGGATAGCGCGCGCCAGATCGCGGCGGCGTTGCTCGAGGACCGAGACCACTTCGTCACAGGCCTCGAGTTTGGTGTCGAAGGCGCCGATCGGGTCGCGCCTGACGTCAAAGTCGTGGCCGACCAGCTTGAAGGTCACGGTCCAGCTCATTGGCGCGGCATGCCCGCCTCGAGGGCCGCGAGGGCATGCACAGGCGTCCGGCCGATCAGGGCATTGAGCGCGACATTGCAGTCGCGGCGGGATGCCCCCGTGATCATGGCGACGGTCTCAAGGCTGCCGTGCTCGCGCATCAGCTGGCGCAGTTCGGCCAAGCCCTCGACGGTCCAACCCGACCGGGGAGGGGGAAGGTCGCAATGACAGCGGTTCATCGGACCGCAGGCGCAGAAGCGCCGCACGATCCGGTCGAAGGGCATGGGAGCGACCGAGACGCAGGCGTAGGTCACGCGGCCTCCTGCGGTTGGCCATGCTCGGGCCACTCGACCCAGCAGAGGCTGTCGAAAGCGTCGAAGACCAGGTCGTAGAGGCCAGCCCGGCCTCGGATGCCCCAGAGTTCCCGCGTGGGGTCCTCCTTCTGCATCTGGGCGGCGATCTGCAGATTGTCGGCCGCGTTGCAGAGCAGGGCCGCACCGCGCTCCTGCCCCTGATACGTGACCTCGGCCTGCAGGCTGCGGGCGGTCAGGGCGAGGGCAGGGAGGTCGACCCGCTGGCGCTCATCGGCGCGGTTGTCGCGATCGATGATGTTTTCGAGCGTCTGGCGCAGGCTGCTGATGCGGCTCTGCAGGTCGGGTGCGTCGGTTGTCTGCACGGGTCTCTCCCTCAATCTGAGGGGGAGTTCAAACAAAGTGAACCCTGCACGTCAAGCTAAAAGTTCAAACGCCGTGAACCTCCGACTTTAGACCCTTGCCAGTCGCGCGAGCGGACCTGCACACTCACAACGGGAATGGGAGGGTTTGTTCATTGGAATACTTCGGTCTTCTGCTGTTTCTGGCAGCGCCGCTGGCCGGCATCGTGGCGCTATGGGCGCTGTTCCGCCCAATCACGGCTTTGGGTTTGACCACCAAGAGAAGAGCAGCTGTGGCGCTGGCGTCTTCGGCTTTCGCATTTCTGCTCGGCCTCGTGCTTATCGCGGCCAACGTGCCGCCGGTAGATGCGCCCGTTTCGCAGGAGTCGACAGAGAGCGCTTCGGCTTCGCCGCCCAAGCAGAATTCGCCGCCAGCGAGGAAGCAATCAGCCCCAGCGCCGAGGCCTATGGTCCCCGCGCTGGACATGACCCGAGACCAGCTCTTGCAAGACATGAACAAATTTTGGCGCGAGGCTGACCAGCCGGGGGCATTCTCGGTCGCGGACGCGGACCCCGTAAGGGCCGGGCCTAACCAAGGGGGTTCGATCGCTCGGGCCTGTGTAAACGAGGCAAACTGCCTGGTGGTAGAAACTCGACCAGACGGGCGTGTGGTCAGTGCCACGATCATCACGATGACCGATGGATCCGGCCGTGGGACATCCCAGAGTATGCTGACCAGCCTCGGGCTGCTGGTTGTCTTCGGAGAGGGCAACCCCGAATCTGGCCGAGAATTCCAGCGCCAGCTGCAGCGTCTTGTTGCCGGCGATGAAAATCAGGAGGCTCGGGTCGGAAGCGTCTGTCTCGTCCTGTCTGGTGGCGGCCCGATCGGTCTGTGGACGACCGTCAGCGCACCCCCCTGCGGCGATTAGCGTGTCAGGGGCGGCGCTGGCGTAAAGGGCCGACTACGATCAGCGGCGATGGCCATGGCTGTCTCTTCGAGGCGTCGCAACCGCATTGCTTCCTCGGGCCTCATCAGCAGTTCATACGGCTGTAGATTTAGCCAGCCTGCGACGAGATTAACGATGTCGCGGCGATAGGGCTGCTTGCCGTGCCAGATCCTGTGAGCCTGATTCTTCGCGAAGCCTAGGTCGTTGACCAGGTCGGCCTGGCGCTTTCCCAGCAGCGTTGCCCACTCCTGGAGATGCCAATCGTTTTCGGGCGATTCGGTCACGTCCACATGATGTGGACTTCCGTGCGGTCGGTCGTTTCTCTCGATGTGAACCCGCGACATTGACTCATGGTTCAAACCATGTGAACTCTCGACGCCATGATGCTGGCGACTTGGCGAAAATCGAAGGGCTGGACACAGACCGATCTGGCGCGCGCCGTTCGGAAGTCGAAGCCCCTCATCAGCGGGCTTGAGACCGGCGCCATCGCAGCCACGACTGATCTCGCGATCGCCATTGATCGCTTGAGCTGCGGGGAAGTGCCTGTTCACGCACTCCGCCCCGATCTGCACGACGTCCGCGTCGTGCGAGCGGCTGCCGCGCCCGAGGCCCGCCCGTGATCGTAGTGTGGATTATCCTCGCGGTCCTGGCCTGGACCTGGATCTGGTTTCAGATCTTCAGCCTGTTCGCACCTGACCCGGCCGAACCACAGTCCCTCATGGGATGGATCTGGTACCCGGTCGCCGGTCTCCGCGCGCGTGGCCTGCCTTACGACATGGTCCACGCACTGATCTTCAGCCGGAAACCCCGGCGCGGCCGGTACGGCAAAATCCCCACCAGCGTCAGCTGCGGCGTCGAAAAGCCGTCGGGCAATACCCGTATCAGCCACGCGGGTCTGCGGTCGCGGAAGAACAGCCGCAGCGAAAGGGCGTCCAAATGATGGCCCTGCGGCAAGGATCGGCGAATTCGAATCGCGCGCTGCCAGTGAACATCCTCGGCCTTGGTCAGGCCGACCTGAATGTTCGAATCGGGCGCCAGCTGGATCTCGATGCCGGATGCAGCCTCGATCCGCATCAGGATCAGAGGTTCGCCGATCGCACTGGCGAGGCTCAGCTCCACCAGATCGGGACCGCGCGAGCGCACGTGTCGCTGTGCTGTCGCGAGCAACTGGTGCGGTCGAGGCCAGAATCTGTCCCACAGCAGGAAGGGCACGCCAAGGAAGGCGATAACCGCCGTGGCCAGGGCGCTCCACGCTTGGACGGCAGCAGGGGACCAACTCAGCATGGGGCCTATCCATGGCCTGAGTCCTCTCGCGCGTCAGCCCACCCGCCCGCAATCCATGAGGCCCGTCCATGAGCGACACCTGGAAGGGCGTTCCGCCCGCGTCTCAGCACCCACCCGGCCGGCCCTTCAGTGACAAACAGGAGGCGCGGATCCGCGAAATCGTGCGGGAGGAAGTGTCGACGCTCGGGCGCGAGGGTGCGGAGCGCGCTCTCCTCGAACTCCAGCGAAGCACCCCCGCCCATCGAGCGAGGTCCCTTGATGAGTAGGCTACTCGTCCGTCGGCGTGACTCTCTCTTCGATTTTGACAAGCAGCTCGGCAATGGCGGCTGCGGCCGGGTCGTCCGTACCTGGTCCCGGGATGTGCTTGCGCGCCATCTCAGGCAGAGCAGCGCGCAGGAGCCGAATATTGGTCGGGTCTCTGAAAGCCAGCAACATAAGGATGTCGAGGGTGACGGCTTCGAGGGCGCGATGCTCGGCCTCAAGAGTCCGCACGCGAGCTTGCAGTTCGAAGGCCATCCGAATCTCTCCTTGGTGTGTGTCAGCCCTGCCAAGGTAGAGGCCCCCGCCGGCGCGTCCACACGCATGCGCGCGTCGGCGGGGCAGCCGACCCGCAAGGCTGCCTGACATGGCCCTGCGCACCCCGCATCACCCCAGCCTCGCCGCCCGCCTGACCGGTGCGGTTGAGCGCCCCGCCGACGCGTCGCCTCCCCTCGGACGTCGGCGGGGCGTCGCTTTTGCAGCAGGGCGGAATCGGTGAGGGCGGGGCGTCGGACCCCGGCGCCCATGACTCGGACTGTCACTCCGACCGAATCAAGTTCCCGATTCGTACCATTGGTTAACAGACTGTTTTTGCTCCCCTTTGCTAGGGGCCGTTTAACGGCTCTGAGGCGAAGCCTGCTTGCCCGCCTGGGCCAGGACCGCGAGCGACAGAACCCCTCTGCGGCGCTGGCGAACCCGGCCGACTGATCGGTCGAGCATCCAGCCCCCGCACTGATGACGTGCCCACCCACATCGGCAAGCCGTGCGCGTCGGCCGCTCAAGGGCGGTCGCGGCCGCGCGGCCACCGGGTCGCCTTGCCCCGCCGGGGGCGGACCTTCGCGGCTCGGGACGTGCCCGTCTCGTCTCCCGCCACAGCGGGCCGACGTGTTCGCCTTGCCTTCATCACAGCCAACCATGGCCGCCTTACGGACGGTCATCGGGACGCCTTTTGCTCAACGCGCGGCACCGCTTGCCGCGTGACCGTGAGCCTGTGCGCCAAGCTGACCGGCTGTCAGGCGGATTCGTGAAGGACGAATCCCATGAACGTGCGACAGCACGCCTTCTATGCGCGCGCCCTCCAGGACGCCTGCGGAGGCCCGGACAAATGCCTCGAGCTCCTCGAGACCACCCCCTTCAAGATGGGGCGCACCCACCTTTATGACTGCCGGGATCCCGCCAAGGGGCGGACCATGCCGATCGGCGCTATCGCCTTCCTCGAGGGGCATCAGAACTGGCGGCTCTACAGCGCCACCCTCGCGCGCCAGCTGGCCCAGCCGTCGGACGCGATCTGCGCCCTGAGTGAGGCTTGCGAGGGCGCCGAGGACATGGCGTCCGCCCAGCGACTGGTCCGACTGGCCGGGCTCGATGGCGAGTACAGCGAGAATGAGAAGCGCCAGATCGAGCCGATCCTTCAGCGCGTGGAGGCGCGCCTCCACGGCATTCGGTCTGCGCTTGACCGGGAGGTGGCAGCATGACGGCCGTCCCGATCGACCACAGCCATCGGCGGCGCGAGGCCCCGCATCGCCGCACCCTGCAGCCCGTCCGCCGGCGCAGCCGTCCGGCGACCCGCACGGACTGGAAGCCCCTGTCGAAGGCCGAGGCGCGCCGCCGCCTTCTTGCGCTTGAGCTCTACCAGGAGGGCCTGCGCAAGCCCGGCCAGCGCTGGGGCGCCAAGGGCACGATCAGCCACGGGGCGATTGGCCTCTATCGCCTGATGCTGAACATGGCGGCGAAATTCGGGGGGCGCGTCGAACCGTCGGCCGCCTGGCTGGCCAGGCAGCGAAACGTGCCCGTCCGCATGATCCACGTCTGGAAGGCGCAGCTGAAGGAGCACGGCTTCCTCGGCTGGATCCGGCGCTATGTCGAGACAGGCCGGGATGGCGTGCGTGGCCCGCAGGTCGAGCAGACGACAAACGCCTACTGGACGGCCCTGCCGAAGGCCGCCGCGGCCCTGGTGGCGAAGTTGCGGGCGCCGCCCTCGGCCGACGTCGACACGGCCCGCGAAGAGCGCTTCCTCGCGGCGCACCCCGAGCTCGCTGACCAGCTGGCGCGGGTGCGCGACGCCGGCGCCGACAAGATGGCCCGCCGCGACCGGTTCCGATTGGAATGAACGTGAATGATCTGAGGGGTCAGAATCCGGACCGCAGATCTATAAAAGGGCGTCTCGCTGGTCGCGAGACGGCAAATTCCCAGGGATGAAAGGTGTCGCGCTGATCGCGCGACGCATAATTTCCCGGATCGATGCCGCCAAGGGCGGCGAAAACACCCCAACCGACACCGGGGGCGCGTACACGCGCCCTCAGATGGACCGATCATGCCCCGGATGATCGGCCCCCGCCGCCACCTGCTTCCTCGGTCGCTGGCTCGGCGAAAGGGGAGGGGGTCGAGGATTTTTCAGAATGGCCAGGCGCAGCGCTTGCCAGCCCCGGTAGCGCCCCTCGGGAGCCGCAGGGTGCAAGGAAACGCAATGCGCGCGGACCCCGGCTCACGCCAACCCCAGCCGCGCCGGGCGGGCTCCAGGGGCCCTGTCAAGGGTGCAAGGATTTCGACACGCGAAGCCAGCAGGCGAGGTGGGGGGAAAAGCGCGGCCCCCGGGTGGGCGGCGCGTAAAGAAGGGTATGGTTATCTGTAACCCATAAATGAGCAAGGGTCAACCATGTAACCCAAAAAATGTTGGCGCCGACTCGAGTTTGTGGCACACGCAGAGCCATGAGCGATCAGACCCAGCCCGCGAGGGGCCGCGGCCGCCCCGCGACAGGACAAGTGCCGCACCTGAACCTTCGAGTGCCGGTGGCGCTGCAGGAACGACTATCTATCCTGGCTGAGAAGCGAGGGGTGCCTCGATCGGAGATCGGTCGGCTGTGCCTTGAAATCGGTGCCAAGCATCTTGAGCGCGGTGACCGGGAATAGCCACGCGCTGGTCGCTCGCCGTCTCAAGGCGGACCGACGCTATAACCCTTCGATCGACACCAGGCGTAGTAGTCGAGCGTGCACCTTCGAACGTGGACGCGCGGGGTGCCCCGGGCGCCACAGCCTGAGCACGTGAAGCGATTGGCGACCTGGGCATAGGTCAGGTCCAGGTCAAACCTCCGAACAGCCTCTCCGGCCGACATCCTGGAATAGCGTCCGCACCAGCAGTGGATGTCGAGGCCAATCCCCATCTCGAGATCTGCTCGCATGGCAACGGTCATGGGCGCGCCCCTTTCACGAGGTACCGGCCGCGCCACCGACCCGCGAGGCTTGCCGCCCTCGCGGCAAAAATTCAAGCGGAGTTGACCCCGTTTTGTTCTCACCTGTGGGTGGGGTGGCGGGGCCGGGCCAAGGCCCGGCCGCCTGGCCTAGTTCGTGATGATCACCTCGCCCGCCGGCTTCGCACCCTTGCCCTGCAGGCTGTAGTGGGTGCCGACGCCCTCGATCTGGAAGCGGTCGAAGATCCGGCGGACCTCGGGCCGGTCATTGAGCGACAGGATGAACCGGCCCTTGAGGCTGGCCAGCTGCTCAGCCATCACCTCGAACTGGCCCTGGTCGAACAGGCCCGGGCCATAGTCGCCCTCACAGGCGAAATACGGCGGGTCGAGGTAGAACAGCATTCCCGGCCGGTCGTAGCGCCGGATGAAGTCGGACCAGTCCAGCTGCTCGATCACGACGGCCTCGAGGCGCCTGCCGGCAGCGATCAAGTCGGCCCCGACCTTCGACGCCTGGAATCGGCTCGGCCGATCGCGGCACATGCCGAAGTCCTGGCCGGTCACCTTCCCGCCGAAGGCCACCTTCTGCAGGAACACGAACCGCGCCGCGCGCTGCAGATCCGTCAGATGCGTGGGATCCACGCGCTGTTCGCGGTCGAAGTCGGCCCGGCATTGCAGCTGCAGGCTGATCAGGTCGCATAGCGCGCCAGGATGCGCCCGCATGCAGCGGAACAGGTTGGCCACCTCTCCGGAGCGGTCATTGATGATCTCGCACTTCGGCCGGGAACGCCGGCGAAAGAAGACGCCGCCCATACCAATGAAGGCCTCGGAATAGGCTTCGTGCGGCGTGGCCTCGATCAGGGCGCACAGGCGCCGCGCCAGATTGCGCTTGCCGCCGATGTACGGGGCGACGGGGGAAACAGGGTTACGGGCAGGAGGGTTGTTGCGTTCACGGACGACTCAATCACGGATAGCGCCCGCCGGTCAGGCCGGTGGCGGGGCGAGAAGGGGGTGCACCCCTGGACGTGCTGAGTGTTGGCTCGGCGGCTCTGGGTGCGCTAACACCCGGGCCCCCGCCTCTTGACGGCAAAGGGCCACCGGTCAGGCTTCCCCACCCGATGGCCCTCCGAAATGGCGCGGCGTTGTGCCGTGCGGTGCTGACAATCAGCCGGCCGGAACCTCTCGATCAGCCAGCAGCGCGGAGAGTGCGCCACGCGAGCGCCGCAGCCATGCTGCAAACTCCGTTACCGGCGCCCCGGGCGCGGTCCATCCGATCGGCCACCCCATCACCATCTCGTGGAAGTGCGGGTTCGAGATCAGGTCGCCGGGCAAGGAGCCTTTCCCAAGCCTCAAGCTCACCCGGGCGCGGCGCGAAGAGGACCTCTGCGCCATCGGCCGCACCCCGATCGACCACAGGGTCGCGCGAAGCGTCGTCCAGGCCCGGGCCGCATTGTCCAGGCTGAACTGGCCCCCGCTGCCCTGCTTCGCATCGGACGGCCCCGTGAAGGTCAGGGTCCCGTCCTCGATCACCATGTCCGGGAAGTAGCCCCCCAGCGACGCCGTGGGCGTCGGCCAGAATGAACAGCCGCTTCCGAACGTGAGGCGCGCCCGCCTCAGCCGCTGTGAACAGGCCCGCCTTGACGCCGTAACCCAGGCCTCGAAGGTCTCGGGCGACGTCCCCAAGTCCCAGGGAGACGTGCCCTTCGACGTTCTCGAGGAAGACGAAGCGCGGCCGGACTTCGTCGACGATTCGGGCGACGTCCGGCCACAGGTGTCGGGGATCCTGGTCGCCGCGTCGCTTTCCGGCCAGGCTGAAGGGCTGGCAGGGATAGCCGGCAGAGACGATATGAACGCGGCCGCGCCACGGGCGGCCGTCGAAGGATCGCAGGTCGCTCCAGATAGGAGCCGGTGCCAGGGCCTGGTCTGCCATCCGGGCCACGAGAGCGGCCGCAGCATGGGTTTCCCGCTCGACATAGCCCACAGTTCGGTAGCCAGGCTCGGCGATGTGCAGGCCGAGGTCGAGGCCCCCGTATCCGGCACAGAGGGAGAGACCTCGCAGCTCGAGGTCATGAATTCGGTCGGTATGAAGAGCCACAAAGCCCGTTCCCTTGTCTGGTCGCTCGACTGGCGATCGGATGGGGGCTCGAGGGCCTCAGAACATTGAGCGCTGAACAGCGCCGGCATTTGATCTCGAGCTGGCCGGCAAGGGCGCCGGGCTCGGCCTTGAACAGAAGCGCCGCGCACGAAGCGCAGCGCACCACCTCGTGAGAGGCGGTCGATGGATAGCTCATGTCGATACCTGGAAGGGCGCGACGTGATCCTCGCGGTCACCACCAGGTGTTGGCCAGGTGTCGCGGGCGCGCTAACGCCCGGCCCGCGAGGGCGGCGGCTGTATGTCCAGGATAGGCCGGACCCGCTAGGGCGTCGTGTTGTGTGGTGCGGTCAGCGCTCCTTGAAACGCACCACTTCAAGCCCCAGCCAGTCGTTGATCGCCAGGAATCGCATCTCCAGCGGGATGATCTCGGCCTGATAGAAGACGGCCTCGGCCTTTTCGACGTCGCCGAACCCGCCCGCTGTCTGGGGGATGACGCCGAGCAGCTGGGGCGGCACGCGATGCGCGGCCAGCACGTCGTCGCGCGTGGCGTTTTTGATCCCGACGAATTCGTCCTTCGCGGCCGCCTCTCCCGGGTGCAGGATCTGGATCGAGTCCTTCTTGCCGTTCGGCAGGTGCACGAACATCGACTTGAAATTGCCGACGCCCTTGGTGTTCTTGACCGCCGACTGGATGGCGTCGGCGTCGGCATCGCTCAGCCCGCCTTCGCCGACATACAGGATGAAGCCGGCGTGCGCCCCGTTGATATAATACCGGCGCCGGAACAGAGTCGCCGCCTCGTTCAGGAAGGCCGACTGCAGCGCGCTCAGATAGTCGGGCACGCCATAGATCTCCTGGTCCAGGCTGGGCTGCATCAGCTGCAGCACCGTGCCCTTACGGAACCAGTGCTCCTTCATATAGGCCGCCAGGAAGACGAACGCCCCGGCCTCGACGCCGCGCCGAGTGTATTTGGCCAGGCTGCGGCGCAGCCCCATGGGCCGATTGACCAGATTGGTGACCTGTTCGACGTAGCACTGCCCCATGACCAGATAGTCCAGCGCCAGGCCCTCGAACGTCTCGCGGCTCAGCATCGGATGCGGGATGAAGTCGCGCATCAGCTGGTTGACCTTCACCCGGAACGCGCTGGCGTGGTGCGAGGTCACATTCATCGCGCGCGACAGCACCGCCTGGTCGATCGGCGGCTGGTACCAGCGCCCGCCCGTGCCGGCGACCTCCCAGCAATCCAGGCACTCGATCAGGTCACGCCTGTTCAGCACCGGCTCGGGATCGCCCAGGGCAAAGGCCGTGGCGGTGGCAGTCGAGGCTTCCATGCCCAGCGGCGGGCCGCCGTGCCCCTTGGCAGACGGCGTCAGGGACATACGCGCGGCCATCGACAGTTCGCCGCGCTCCTCGGCCGGGATGGCTTCAATGCCGCTTCTCGCGCGGGCGCGGGCCAGATGGCGGGCACGGGGCAGGGGGCTAGTCATGGGAGATCACCACGCGAGAGCTCGAGCCGCCGCCGATGGCGGCCTCGATGGGTTCATTGATCAGGGATTGGAACAGGGCCCAGGCCAGGTCGGCATGGCCGCTGTTCTTGGTGCGGCTGGCTTCATAGGTCACATGCCGGCCGGACGCCGTCAGGGTGCGCCGGATCGACATCAGCGCCCCGAGCAGGTCGTGGAAGCCGGAGGGGATCTCGATGCGATGCTTTGTGACGACGTCGAGCGCCTTGTAGACCATCTGGGTCTTCACGAACGGGTCGTACTGGTGGCCGGTCGCCCGGGGGAAGAAGGTCCGCACCAGCTGGAAGACGGCATTGCCGATGCCGGTCTTGTCGATGTCGATCTTGGTGACCTTGTAACGGCGCGTGTACTCCCGGATCACCTCGGCCTGCTCGGTGAAGTCGCTGCCCTTGAACTGCCGGCGCTCCAGCACGCGGAACCTGCCGCCCGGCGTTCGCGGCGGCGCCAGCACGATCAAGCCCGCGGCGTCGGCGTTCTCACCGTCTCCGTTCGGGTCATAGGACAGCCAGACCTCACCGTCATACGGCTTGCCGAAGCCCAGGCTAATCCGGGCGTGGTCAACGTCGGGCCACACGTCCTCGGGCTCGACCATGCACGGCGTCAGGATCGTCATCGGGAACACCGAGAGGGTGTCGTCGACGAACTGGCACATCAGCAGATTGGCGAATTCGGGTCCCGAGTACTCGTCGCGCAGATCATCGATGTCGAACAGGTCATTGCCGCCGCGCTCGGCATCCTCGATCGTGACCGTCTGGCGCCAGATCCGGTCGGGCAGCAACAGCCCGTCCCTGGTCGCCTTCCAGCTGGTGTCGAAATCGACGCGTCGGTCTTTCGGTCGCTTCTTGTTCCACTCCTGGCCGGTCCAGAACTGATAGGCCTCGTGGGTGACCGAGCTCGGCGCCGAGAAAAACGTCTTCCGGTACCGCTTCTGCATCGCCATGCCCGAGGCGACCTTCTTCAGCACCTGGAAGCCGAAGACCCAGAAATATTCGTCGAAGTAAAAGTCGCCGTGATAGCCCTGCGCCGTCCGCGCATTGGTGCCCAGGTAGTAGAGGGTCGGCTGTTCCAGCGGCCGACCGTCCTCCGCCTCGCCCCGGTCGATCAGGATCGGATCACCGCTCAGCTCAACGCCGATCGTCTCCATGACGAACGCCCGGACATAGCCGCGGGCGATATGGGCCTGACTCTTCGAGGCCGACAGCCAGATCTGGTTCTTGCCGGTCTCGAGCGCCACGATCAGCTTCTCGAGCGCGAAATAATAGGACGCCCCGATCTGGCGACTCTTCAGGATGTTGCGGCTGCGCAGCTCGCGCTTCGACCACCACCCGGCCTGATAGTCGAACAGGATCTCGAGGAAGCGCGCCTTCAGGATCTCGGCCTGGTCCGGCGTGATCCGGTTCTTCGACGGCTTGGCCTTGGGCCCCGCGTTGCGGTTGGCGACCTTGGGGTTCAGGTCCGCCTCATTGCCGCCGCCCTCATATTTGCGGATGCGGGCGAACCGCTCGGCCTGGCGGCCCAGCAGGTCCAGCTCCTTGAAGTCCAGGCCGGACTTCCGGTCCTTCATGGCGACGGCGATGTAGCGGGCCTCGGTCACCCCCTCCATGCGCTCGACGGAGGTGGACTTGTCCCATTCCTCGCGCGCCTTCCAGCTGGCGATCGTGCCCTCCGGCACGCCCATCAGCTCGGCGATGTCACACAGCCGCCAGCACGCCCAATAGAGGAACTTGGCCGCGCGGCGCGCGTCCAGCATGGCCGCGACCGGAAACCCGAACCCGCTGTTGGCAGCCAGCATAGCCCCGAGGTCTTCGGGACCGCCGTCGCCGCGCTCAAGCAGCGGAGCGGTAGCGCGCTTCGCTGAGGTGCCTTCCGCTTTGGTGGGCCGCTGTTTCATCGGGGCGGACGCTAACCGCGCGCGCGCGACGGCCCTTCGCCTCCCTGTTGTCAGCACCGCACGGCACAACAGCCCCGCCTTGAGAAGGCGCGCCGCATCGCGGTGATCTGCGGCCCGATCAGTCCGCGCCGCATCCGGCGCTTCGAACGCCCATCACCCGAGGCCCCGATGTCCGATACGACCGCTCTGTCGACCCCCAAGTCCAAGTTCTTCCGTGTCGCCGTTGAGGGCGCGACCGCCTCGGATGGCCGCACCATCGAGCGGAACTGGCTGCTCGACATCGCCGCCAGCTATAATCCGGCGACCTTCGGCGCCCGGGTCAATATGGAGCACATCAAGGGCTTCTCGGCCGAGGGCCCCTTCATCGCCTATGGCGACGTCCTCGCGGTCAAGACCGAAGAGGTCGAGATCGAACTGGCCGGCAAGACGGAAAAGCGCCTTGCCCTGTTCGCCCAGATCGACCCGACCGACCAGCTGATCAAGTTCAACAAGGCCCGCCAGAAGATCTATACCTCGATCGAGGTCGAGCCGAACTTCGCCGGCACCGGCAAATGCTACCTGATGGGCCTGGCCGTCACCGATAACCCGGCCAGCCTGGGCACCGAGGCCCTGAAGTTCACTGCCAAGGCCGACTCGGAATTCGCCAAGGAGCTGAAGGCCACGCTCGATGGGCGCAAACAGCATGCCACCAGCCTGTTCTCGGCCCTGATCGACACCACCATCGAATTCGAAACCGCTCCGAACGCCGCGACCGAATCCGCCCTGGACAAGGTGCTGGCCAAGTTCTCGGCCCTGCTGGACGGCAAGAAGCCCGAGCCGACCCCGCCGCAACAGCCGCAAACCCCGCCCGCTGATCCGAGCGCTGCCGTGGTCCAGGGCTTCACCGCCCTGGTCGGCGACATGGCCGCCGCCATGAAGGCTGACCGCGAGGCCATGGCCACCCAGCATCGCGCTGACATGGCCCGGCTGCAGAGCGAGTTCGCCGGCCTGAAGGCCACGATCGAGCGCACGCCCTCCGACGACTACACCCGCCGCCCCGACGCCACGGGCAACAACAACGAGCAGGTCGACTTCTAGCCCGCTCCGCTCCGCCACCCAGACCGCCCCCTCCAGCCTGAACGCTCACACCGGAACCGAACCATGCGCAATACGACCCGCGTCGCCTACAACAACTGGCTGGACCAACAGGCCCGCATCAACGAGGTCGACGGGCAGACCGTCCGCAGCGAAAAGGCCTTCACGGTCGCGCCTTCGGTCCAGCAGCGCCTGATCGAAAAGCAGCAGGAATCGTCTGCCTTCCTCAGCTCGATCAACATCGTGCCGGTGCCCGAACAGTCGGGCGAAAAGATCGGCCTGGGCATCGGCTCGACGCTGGCCGGTCGCACCAACACCGACGCCAATGATCGCCCGACGCAGGACCCGACCACCCTCGACAAGGATGGGTTCCTGACCAAGCAGACAAACTCGGACACCCACGTCAGCTACGCCAAGCTCGACCTGTGGTCGAAATTCCCGAACTTCCAGCAGCGCCTGTCCGGCCAGGTTGTCCAGCAACAGGCCCGCGACCGCATCATCATCGGCTTCAACGGCACCTCGGCCGCGGCCCAGACCGATCGCGGCGCCAACCCGCTCCTGCAGGACGTCAATGTCGGCTGGTGCGAGAAGATCCGCGTGAACAAGCCGACCCATGTCTTCGACGAGGGCGCCACTGAGGCCGGCCTGATCATCATCGACCCCGCCGGCAATGGTGACTACCGGAACCTCGACGCCCTGGTCTATGACGCCATCCACTCCTTCCTCCCGGCCTGGGTGCGGGCGGACACGGCCCTGGAGTGCTTGGTCGGCGACGGCCTGCTGCACGAGAAGTACTTCCCGATGGTCGACCAGGAAGAGAAGCCGACCGAGCGTCTGGCCCTCGACGTCCTGATGTCCAAGAAGCAGCTCGGCGGCCGTCCGGCCGGGCGCGTGGCCTACATGCTCGAGAACGGCATCCTGATCACGCCGCGCAAGAACCTGTCGATCTACGAGCACGAGGGCACCCGCCGGCGCACCGTGGTCGACAACGCGAAGCGCAGCCGGATCGAGACCTATGAGTCGGTCAACGAGGACTACGTGGTCGAGGATCACGACTGGGCCCTGCTGATCGAGAACATCCAGTTCGGCCCGACGCCGGCGCCCTAAGCCGGAGTCTCGCTGAACCTCGCCCGTCCACTCCAGGAGCTGATCCGTGAAGTCCGTCGCTGCCCTCGCCCGTGAAAAGGCCGAAGCCCGTAAACAGGCCGAGGTCGAAGCCGCCACCCAGGCGGCCGAAAAGGAGCGGACGCGCAAGAAGCCCCGACCGGTGCCGGCCTTCATGCCGGAGGTCGCGGTCGAGGCGTCCGGCCGCCCGCGAATGGTGTCGGCCGCGGCGCAACGAAAGGCCTTCCTGATCGCGGCCAGTGCCGGTCGCGTCCTGGCGGCCAGCGGCGTCGATCTGCTGGCCATGGGCGACAATGACAACGGCGCCAACCAGCGAGAGCGGGAAAGCGCGGCCGCCAAGGTCATGCTGCAGCTGCAGGAGGATCAGCGCCGCCTGAAGGAGATTCAGTCCATCGAGCGCAAGATCGCCCTGAAGGCCGAGCTCCTGCCCGGCTACGCCGGCTGGATCGACGGCATGATCAAGGCCGGCAAGGCCTCGGCTTCGCCCCTCGACCAGGTCTTTACCGCCCTGATGGCGTGGCGCATCGACACCGGCGACATCAAGGGCGCCATGCCCATGATCGAGCACGCCCTGCTCAATGGTCTGGCCATGCCCGACCGCTTCAAGCGCGAGACGCCGGCCTTTGTGGTCGAGCAGGTTTCCGAGGCTGCCATCCGTGCCTATGAAGCGGGCGAGGACGCCGCGCGGGCCTTCCCGGCCGCCGTCCTGCCGGCGATCGAGGATCTGATCGACCTGGTGGATGCCGACATCCACGACGAGATCACCGCCAAGCTGCACCGCGCGCTCGGCATGGCCATCCTCGCGGGCGCCAAGGAAGACGACGCCGACGACCTGACCGCGCGTCAGGGCCAGGCGCTGCGCTGCTATCAGCGCGCCCTGCAGCTCGACGAGAAGGTCGGTGTCAAGAAGCCGATCACCCAGCTGCAGAGCGCCCTCAAGAAGGCCGGCGCGCTGCCCGAGAATTCACCAGAGGCCCAGACCCCGCCCGAGCAGGGCGGGGCAGGGGCCTGACACCTTCGCCCCCCGGCGCTCGGCGGCGGGACCGGCAGACGACGGCGTCCCCAATCCGTCGATCGTCGCGCCGGTCCCCCACCGCCGTAAACCGGGCTTTCCCTCCGCCCGTGTGACCCATGTCCGGCTTTGTCTTCAACCCTCCGAACGCGGACACCGAGCCACCGGCGCCGCCTCCCGCGGCCGATGCGGTCATGTTCGACGGCTGGTGGCCGAACATGAACATCACCGCCGTCCGGGACGCCATCCGCATCGACACTACGGTGACGCCTGATCGACTGCGCGACGCTGTTCGGCAGGCGATGCTCGACGTCGCCGCTGCGCTGGCCGACTGGCGCATCGATCAGGAGGCGGCCGGTTACGCCAGCCTCGCGGACGTGCCGGCCCGGATCATGGTGGACGGCGTCAGCGACTACGTCATGCGCTTCAATCGCGCGGTCTATTCCGTCGTCGGTGCTGATCTGGCCGAGCGTCAGATCGGCTCGCGTCTCACCTCGGCCGGCGCCGATCGGGCCGAGGAACTCTCGGCCGACATCGACATCCACACCCGCAACGTCTCCTGGGCCGTCAGGGACTTCCTCGGCCGCACGCGCGTCATAGCCGAGGCGCTGTGATGGCGCGTCTGGCAACATCCATCCGCGTCGAGGCCGAGGCTGGCGAGACCGTCGACGCCTTGGTCTATCGCGTTCTCGGCAAGGGATCGCCTGCCGTGGAGCAGGTGCTCGACGCCAACCCGAACCTCGCCGACCACGGCCCGATCCTGCAGGCCGGTCAGGGCATCGTGATCCCCGCGGCCGCGACCCTCCCGGCCACCCCGCCAACGATCAATCTGTGGGACTGATATGACTGCGCATCATCCCCTGCCGATCAATCCGCCGATCAACTGGTCCAAGGTCGCCTTCCTGTGGGCCGCCTCGATCACCGTCGCGGGCTGGGTCTTCTTCGGTGCCCAGGGCGAGCAGCGCCTCAAGACGCTCGAGGCCCGCACCCAGCCCCTGGCCAATGGCGACCTGGTGGCCGTCCAGCGCGACGTCGCGTGGATCCGCGATCGCCTCGAGCGAGAGCCGTCATGATCCGGATCAAGCCCGGCCAGCTGTTCGCCCTGCTGAAAGCCCTGCCCATGATCCGCTTCGCCCTGATGCTGGGCGGCGGGCTGGTGGCGACGGCTCTGGCCGCGCATGTCCAGGCCTGGCTCCTTCACGGTCGCTTCCCCGACGCCGAGACCGTCTGGCTGGCCCGCATTCAGGGCGCCACCTGGATGGGGCTGGCCAGCACCGCCATCGTCGCCCTCGTCATGGTCACCCTGGCCTTCGGCCGCGCCGGCCGCGTCGGCGTCAAGGCCGGTGGCGTCGAGCTCGACGTCGATTTTGACCGGGAAGACCCGGCCCCTTCAAAGGACACCTGACGATGAAGACCATCAGCCTGCTCGTGGTCCACTGTTCGGCCACCCCCGCCGCCCGCGACATCGGCGTCGCCGAAATCCGCGCTATGCACAGGGCCAAGGGCTGGCGCGACGTCGGCTATCACTACGTTATTCGCCGCGACGGCACGGTCGAGAAGGGCCGTCCCGACACGGTCATGGGCGCGCACGTCCAGGGCCACAATGCCAACAGCCTCGGCATCTGCCTGGTCGGCGGCGTGAAGCCGGACATGACGGCCGAGACGAACTTCACGCCGGACCAGTACGCCGCGCTCGAGCAGCTGCTGGGCACCCTGACCACGCGCCATCCCCGCGCCCGCGTTTGCGGCCACCGCGACCTGTCGCCTGACCGCAACGGCAACGGCAAGGTCGAGCCGGGCGAGTGGGTCAAGGCCTGCCCGACCTTCGACGTCGCCGCCTGGTGGGCCAAACGCGAGGGGGCGCGCTGATGTTTGCCCAGCTCAACAGGGCCGTCGCATTCATCGTTCTGGCCTTGCTGGTGTGCGGTCTGGTCAGCACGGCGGCCGCCTTCGTGGTCGATCACGGCTTCGCTCTGGGTCTCATCGTCCCCGGCATCTGCTGGTTCGTCTGGGTCCGGTTCTTCTTCGACCCGGGCGTCTATGGCGAGCGGGCTATCGCCGCCCCGATCGTCGGCATTGTCCTGGCAATCGGCTTGGTGATCGGCCTTCTGATCCGGATGGCCCCGTCGTGAAGCTGCCCGACGTCTCACGCTTCACCCCGGTCCACGGGATCCTGATCGCCGGCGCGCTGATCTGCTTTGCCGTGGCCGGCGTCCAGATCCTCGGCGGTCTCGGCTTCCGCTGGGATCCGTTCAACGCGGCCGAGCATCGGGCCGAAGTGGCCGAGGGCAAGGCAGCCGTCGCCACGGCCGACGCCGGCGCCCGATCGGCCGAGGCCTCCGGGGCCCGCCAGACCACGCGCCTGGTCGAACAGGCTGCCGCCGACCGCGAGGCCGCGGATGCGATCGCCCATGATTTTGCCCTGCAACGAGAGGCCCAGGCCGATGACTCGATTCCTCTTCCTGACGGTGGCGCTGGTCTGCGCGATAGCTGGCAGCGGTTGTGCGATCTTCGCCCGGCCGTCTGTGCCGATCACGGTGACGCCGCCCCGGCGCGAGATGCCGGAAAGCGCCAAGCGCCCGTGCCGGCTCCCGGTCCTGCCGGATGAGCTGACCGTCGACACGGTCGAGCAGACTCTCGTGCACGCCGGTGTCGCCCTTGTGAAGTGCGACATCGCACGCCAGACCGCCGTCGACGTCCACGACGGCGAACATGCCGACGAGGATGACTGGCTGCGCGAGCTGGGGGTTGAGCCGTGAAGAAGCCGAATTCGCTGCGGGCATACCTGTCGGAGAGCCTGGACCCGCGCCACGGGCTCAAGACCGACCCCTATCGTCTGCACATGGTCGCCACCGATCTCGGCATCTTCGCGTCGGCCCGGCCGGGGCAGGCGTTCGAGTACCGCTACACGCTCGAGCTGGCCCTCCTGGACTTCGCGGGTGACCCGGCAGAGATCACGGTTCCCTTGATGCTCTGGATCCAGCGTTGGCAGCACGACCTGATCAGCAGCCCGGAGGCCACGGCGCGGGGCATCAATCTCACCGTCGAGATGCTGAGCCCCGACAAGGTCGACGTCCACATCGATCTCAAACTGACCGAATCCTATCGGATCGAGGCTCGCCCTGGCGGCGGTCACGACGTGGTGTATCTCGAACCTCCGGCACCGCTGGCCTTCGCGGACGGCCCGCCGCTGCACATCGTCTATCTGGACGGCGCGGTCATCGCCCGCTGTGAGGCCCATCCCGAGGTCAGCTGATGGCCGAGGACCTGGCCCAGCTGCACGATATCGCGGCGGCCTGTCTGGCCGCGCTCGACCCGCCCGCCCGCAGGCGGCTGCTCAAGCGTCTCTCGGGGGATATCCGCCGCGTCCAACAGCGTCGCATGGCTGCCCAGAAGGCACCGGACGGGTCCAGCTGGCCCAAGCGCAAGCCGCGCCGCGACATGAAGCCGGCCACGCGGCCGGTGCGCTTTCTCTACCCGTCCGGAGGATCGGGCGAGCCGCGCCTGGTCGACATGCGTAGCTGGCGCCAGCAGGGCAAGATGATGATCGGCTTCGACCGCGAGGCCGACGGCCTTCGCACCTTCAAGGAGTCCAGGGTGATCCGCTGGATCACGCCAGAAGGTCAGGCCGACACCTCCATGGATGCATCCGCAGCCCGCAGTGTGCAGGGCCGGGTGCGGCGGCGGGCCCAGCCGATGTTCCGGGGGCTGCGGTCCAGTCGCTGGCTCAAGGCCGGCGCGGACAGCGAGGCCGCCTGGGTCGAGTTCACCTCGCGCGCGTCGCGCATCGCCCGCGTTCACCACGACGGCGGCCGGGATCAGGTCGCCCCGGGCGGGCCCGAGATCGATTATCCCCGGCGGGAGCTGATCGGCTTCGCGCCGTCAGACGAAGCGATGCTCCTGAACGCCTTCATCGATCATGCCGGCGACGCCCTCGGATGGGGTCGCCGGGCCGGGCGCTAGCCCGCAGCCGCGACTTCCCCGCTACATTTGTCAGCACCGCACGGCACAACAGCGCCCGGTCGCCAGCCCCCTGCCCGGGCGGTGACAACGGAGGCCCGCTTGTGACCTAGAGGTTTCCGTCCGTGTCCGTCCTCGCCGGCCAGGCCAGCGGCTCGACTGCCGTCAACCTGTCCAAGCTGCCCTTCCCGAAAGTCGTCGAGGCCCTGTCCTTCGACGCCATCGTGGCCGAGGCCAGGCAGCTGCTGATCGACGCCATGGCCGAGGACAGCCCGGAGGCCGGCGCCGCCATGGCCCAGGTGCTGGCCCTGCCGTCCGAGCCGCTGGTCAAGATCATCCAGATCTTCGCCTATCGCGAGCTCGGCTTGCGCCAGCGGGTCAATGACGCCGCGCGCGCCGTCACCATCGCCTATGCCGTGGGGGCGGACCTCGATCACCTGGTCGCCCTGCTCGGCGTCGAGCGCCTGGTCATCGTGCCGGCGTCCGGTGACGGCCTTGTGCCGGCTGTCATGGAAGACGACGAAGCCCTGCGCCGTCGCGCCCTGCTGGCACCCGAGGCCTATTCGGTGGCCGGCCCCGAGGGTGCGTATGTGTCCAAGGCCCTCGACGCGTCCGGCGATGTCCTCGATGCCAGCGCCACCAGCCCGTCGCCCGGCCAGGTCCTGGTCACCGTCCTGTCCCGCCTCGGCAATGGCGTCCCGGATCAGGCCCTGCTCGATGCGGTCGAGGCCTATGTCTCGGCCGAGGACGTCCGCCCCCTGACGGATCAGGTGACCGTGGCTGCGGCCGAGGTCCTCACCTTTGCGGTCGAGGCCACCCTGACCACCTTCGCGGGGCCCGACGCCTCGGTCGTCATCGACGAGGCGCTTGCCCGTCTCGACGCCTATCTGGCGGCCTGTTTCCGGCTCGGCCGCGACGTCACGCGCTCGGGCATCATCGCGGCTCTGTCGCCCGAAGGCGTCCAGGACGTCGACCTGGTATTGCCCGCTGCCAACGTCGTCGTGACCCGCACCCAGGCGGCACGCTGCACGTCGATCGACGTCACCCACGCCGGCCTCGGGGAATAGGCATGCCCCTGGTCCGCGATAGCCAGTGCCTGGCACCCGAGAATTCCACCGCGCTCGAGCTGGCCCTCGAGCGCCTGACGCGTCGCCTGGACGATGTGCCGGTCCCGCTGCGCGACCTCTGGCGCCCCGACACCTGCCCGATCGAGCTCCTGCCGTGGCTGGCCTATGCCCTGTCGATCGACAGCTGGAATCCGACCTGGCCGGAAGGCGTCAAGCGCGCCGTGGTGGCGGCGGCCATCGAGATCCAGCGCAAGAAGGGCACGGCCGCCTCTGTCCGTCAGGTCGTCGCGGCCTTCGGCGGTCAGATCGCCCTGCGGGAATGGTGGCAACAGGATCCCCCGGGCGACCCCTACACCTTCGACCTGGTGCTGACCCTGAACGGGGACGGCGGTCAGCCGGCCACGGCCCGCTTCGTCGAGGAAGTCATCGACGAGGTCGCCCGGACCAAGCCCGTGCGCGCGCACTTCACCTTCACCCAGGGCCTCTCGGCCCAGGGCGGACTTGGCACGGCCGCCGCAGCGCGCGCGGCCGACTACGTCCGCCTGCAGCTTGAGGCCGCCTGATGCCCGGATTGCCGATCACCATTACCGACGCGGGCCGCGCCGCCCTGATCAACGCCCAGAACACCGGCACCAATGCCCTGACGATCCATGAGATCGCCCTGACGTCCTCGAATATGGAGGGGGCGAACTTCGCGGCCATGACGGCCCTGCCGACCGAGCTGAAGCGGCTGACCACCTTTTCGGGCGACGTGGTCGCGGCGGACACACTGCACCTCACGATCCGCGACGAGTCGATCCAGTCCTATTCGATGCGCGGCTTCGGCCTGATCCTGTCGGACGGCACCCTGTTTGCCGTCTATGGCCAGGCCGCGCCCATCGTCCAGAAGTCGACGGCCTCGATCATGCTGCTGGCGGTCGACGTGGTGCTGGCCAGCCTGACCACGGCCATGATCGAATTCGGCAATACCGACTTCATCAATCCGCCGGCGACCGTCGACCAGGCGGGCGTCATCAAGATCGCCACACAGCCCGAGGTCGACGCCGGCGCGCGCAGCGACGTGGCGGTCCCGCCCTCGCGTCTCAAGGTGCTGCTGACGGCCCTGCTGGGGACGAAGGCCGACGTGGCGCACAGCCATGATGCGGGCCATGTCACGTCCGGCGTCTTCGATGTCGCGCGCATCCCGGACCTGGTGATGGGCAAGATCACCGGTCTGGCGGTGGCTCTGGCTGAGAAGGCGAACCTCGCTGGGGCCACGTTCACGGGCGTCGTAGCTATTGCAGCCGCCGGCGGAGGCCGACTGGATATCCGGGGCAACGCGGGCACGGTTCGCGAGATCAACTTCAAGACTGATGTCACTGATCGCTGGCGCATTCGAGCGAACGGCTCGGCCGAGTCCGGGGCAAACAACGGTGCGCTTCTCGAGTTCATGCGCTTCGCCGACAATGGCGCCTATCTGGGCATCCCGTTCGCGATCGTCCGGGCGACTGGTCAGGTCACGTTCGAGACCGTACCGCGGGTCGGCACACAGCAGGTGTGGTTTGAGGGCAATTTCGACCCGAACTCCAAGGCCGCAGCCATCCATTCCCATGACTGGGCGCAGGTCACAGGCAAGCCGGTCCTGCTCCAGTTCGTCAACTCGCTCGCCGTCTCGGGCTCGGACCTCAATCTCTGCACCACGCCGGGCTTCTATCGTCAGCCGCTGGACGCCGGCGCCACGGACGGCGCCAACTATCCCATTGGCGCGGCCGGCATGATCGAGGTGCTGGCCCAAGGCAATGCCGTCGAGCAGCGCTACACGCGGCCCTCGAGCGGAGACGTCTTCCATCGCGGGTCGATCGGAGGCGCCTGGTCGGCCTGGCGCAAATTCTGGGACAGCGGAAACTTCAATCCTGCGAGCAAGCTCGACGCTTCCGCCTTCACCTTTGCCAACCTCGGGGGGAAGCCGAACACCCTTGCCGGCTACGGCATCACCAACGCGGTCGTCCAGTATGTCGGGGCCATCAGCTCTGGCCAAGACCTCAACGACTACGTCACCACTGGCATCTACCACCAGTCCTCGAACTCGCAGGCGGCGTCGGGGGCGAACTACCCGACCCCAGCGGCGGGGCTCCTGGAGGTCTATGGCCTCTACTATACCTATCAGAGGTACACGACTTACAATGGCAATGAATCGTGGTGGCGCACGAATTACTCCGGAACCTGGTATCCATGGCGGAAGGTCTCGGACTCGACCCATGCCCATGGCATTTCTGAAATCCCGGGCCTCCAGGCGGCCCTGGATGCCAAGCTGGCGGCCAATGCCTACAGCCTGATCAGCCAGGCCGAAGCCGAGGCGGGCACCGCGACGACTGTCCGCTACGTCTCGGCCCTGCGTATCCGTCAGGCGATCGCGGCCTTCGCCTCGCCTCTCGGTCACTCCCATGGCTGGGGCGAGATCAGCGGCAAACCGGACTTCTTCGCTCCATCGCCGCACAGCCACGCGATCGGCGACGTCACGGGTCTGCAGGTGGCGCTGGATGCGAAGCTGGCCGCCAATGCCTACAGCTTGATCGGCCAGGCCGAGGCCGAGGCCGGCACCGCGACGACCGTCCGCTACTTCACCGCCCAGCGGGTTCGCCAGGCCATCGCAGCCTTTGCCTCGCCGCTCGGCCACGCGCACGCCTGGACCGAGATCACCGGCAAGCCGTCGACCTTCACGCCTTCGGCCCACACCCACGCCGCCGCCGACGTCACCTCGGGTGTCTTCGACGTCGCCCGCATCCCGAACCTGACGGCGTCCAAGATCACGGACCTGCTCGACCTGGTGTGGCCGGCCGGGCAGCTTCACCTCTTCGACCAGGCCACGGTCCCGGCCGGTACCCGCTGCCTGGTCGCCAACGGCGCCGTCGTCTCGCGCACCACCTATGCCCGGCTGTTTGCCGCGATCGGCACCCGCTATGGCGCCGGCGACGGCGCGACCACCTTCCAGATCCCCGACTGGCGCGGCCTGTTCTTCCGGGGCCTGGATAACGGGCGCGGGCTGGACCCGGGCCGCGCGCTGGGGACGGGCAGCTATCAGGCCAGCCAGAACCTGCAGCACCGGCACTCCATCGCCGCACGAAGCTCGACCGGGTCGAACGACAACTACGTCGAGGATGGCGATTCCGATGGCGTGGGTCGCAGCATGTTCACCGGCTACGAGGGCGGAAGCGAAGCCCGCCCGGTCAACGAGGCCCTCTTGGCCTGTATCTCCTACTGAGGCGCGCCATGCTGATCTATCACTATGATCCCGAGACTGGCCTTTACCGGGGCGCCGGCATGGCCGACGCGGACCCCATGGAGCTCGAGCTGGCCCGCAAGGCCGTTCACGATCCGCTGGCCGCCGCTGCCCACGCCGCCTATGCGAGCGCCTACGATGAAGCCATCGCGGCGTTCGCCGCCGCGCCCCGCACGACGCTCGACGAACTGGCCCAGGCCGAGCAGGATCTGGACGCCGCGATCGGGCAGGCCATGCAGATCCGCGATGCTGCGCTTGCCGATGCGACGGCCGCCGCAGGCCGGGTGCAGCCCGAGCACTGGCTGATCCCGGCCAATTCCACCCTCGAGCCGCCGCCGGCGTTCGGCTTCGACGAGGAAGCCGTGTTTGACGAGGGCGCCTGGACGGTTCGCCCAGCCGCGACGGATGACGATGATCCGGATGGCGAGCCCGACGAGGCTTTGCTGGCGCACGCCGTTCGCACCGACCGCACCCGCCGCATCGCCCGGGTCCGTTGGCTGGTCGATCGTCACCGCGACGAGCTCGCCCTCGGCATCACCACCACCCTGACGCCTGAGGACTATCGATCCGTCCTCGAGCACATTCAGGCGCTGCGGGATGTCCCGGATCAGGCGAGGTTCCCGCGCTCGATCAGCTGGCCCGAGCTGGACGAAAGCCTGACCACCACGGGGTAACCGCCTTTTGTGCCGTGCGGTGCTGACAACACCGCGCCCCTGCGATGTTGCGCGCGCTGCGCCATCGTCCGCAGCCTATGACCCGCCCCGCTTTCTCACGCCCGGCCGCCGACTCCGATCGCCTGATCGGCTCGCTTCTGCGCGTCGGCATCGTCCAGTCGGTTGATCTTGAGGCGGGCAAGGTCGTGGTGACCATGGGCGAACAGACCACTCCGCCGATCGACTGGCTGATGGCGGTCGGCGACACCACCATCTGGATCCCGCCGACGGTCGGCCAGCAAGTCCTGGTCATCGCCCCCGAGGGTGACATCGAGCAGGGCATGGTGCTGAACGGCCTGCCGTCCTCGGCCTTCGCGCCCCTGTTCCTCGGCCTGAAAAACGCCATCCGCTTTCAGGACGGCGCCCAGGTCTCCTACGATCCGGAGGGCCAGCACCTTGAGGTCGAGACGCCCGGCCGCGTGACCATGACCGCCCCGGGCGGAGTCACCATCGTCGGCGACACCACCATCACCGGCAACGTCTCGATCGATGGCGACACGACGATCACCGGCAACACCGTGGTCGACAGGAAGGTGACCGCCAAGGAGGACGTCGTCGTCGACGTCGCCGGCGCACCCAAGAGCCTCAAGTCGCACGTCCACACCGGCGGCACGATCTCCGGGAAGACGGGGGCACCGGTATGACCGGCCAGAGCGTTGGCATGTCGCGCACCACGGGCCGCGCCCTCGACAGCCGCAGCGCCGCACACCTCGAGCAGTCGATCGGCGACATCCTGACCACGCCCGAGCGCAGCCGCGTGATGCTGCGCCCCTATGGCTCGCGCCTGCCCGATCTGGTCGACCAGCCCGACAACCCGCGCACCCGCCTCGCCATCTATGCGGCAACGGCCATGGCGCTGTTGAGGTGGGAGCCTCGCGTGCAGCTGACGCGGGTGACGCTCGAGCGCCCGCGCCCGGGCGCCCTTCATCTTCGCATCCTCGGCCGCCGTGTGGATCTGCCCCGGCCCGAGGGCTTCGACTTCGCCTATCCGCTTCACCCCGCTCCGTCCGCCGCCTGATCGCCCTGATCGCCTCCTGCTCGACCTGAAGGAACTCCCATGGCCCTGACCCCTCGCACCCACGGCGTCGCCATCACCGCCGCCGCCCTTGGCGCGGTCGCCCTGTTCGTCAATCCGCTGTCCGTCTGGGGCATTGTCGCCACGGCGCCGGACGCGGTCGGCCTCGATCTCAATACGCCGATCCTGGTCCAGGACCTGGAGGCCACCATCGCCGCGGCCGGTGAGGCCGGGACCGCCTCGCGGGCGCTTCGCGCCATCGCCGACTTCGGTCGCTCGACCGGCGTTCTGATCCTGGTCGAGGAAGGGGAGGGGGCCGATCCTGAGGACATCGCGGCCGACCAGGCGGCGAACGTCATTGCCGGGCTCCAGAAGCTGCTGCTGGCCGAGCAGGCCGTGGCCGTGCGCCCGCGCATCCTCGCGGCCCCCGGCCTGGACGATGCCGCCGTCACGGCGGCCATGGGCGTCGTGGCGGCTCAGCTTCGGGCCATGGCCTATGCCCGTGCCATCGGCGCCACCCCGGCCGAGATCTACACCTACCGCCAGACCTACTCGACGCGCGAGCTGATGCTGATCGATGGCGACTTCAACGCCTTCGACGCCCTGGCCGAGGCAGAAGTGGTCAGCTTCGCCACCGCCCGGGCCGTGGGTGCCCGCGCCTGGCTGGACCGCGAGGTCGGCTATCACAAGACGATCTCCAATGTGGCCGTGCCGGGCGTGCTGGGTCTCACCAATCCCCGCACCTGGGATCTGCAGTCGGCCGACACCGAGATCGGCCTGATCAACGGCGCGGACGTCACCGGCCTGATCCGCCGCAACGGCTTCCGCTTCTGGGGCAACCGCACCTGCTCTGATGATCCGCGCTACGCTTTCGAAAGCGCCGTCCGCACGGATCAGGTGCTGCGCGACACCATCGCCGAAGGCGTCTTCCCCTACATTGATCAGCCGCTCCGCCAGTCGCTGGCGATCGACATCATCGAGAGCCTGAACGCGCTCGGCCGGCGCGAGGTCCTGGCCGGTCGCCTCATCGGCTTCGAGGCCTTCCTGGCCGAGGGCAACACGCCCGAGCTGCTGGCCGCAGGCAAGCTCCGCATCGGCTACCGCTTCACCCCCTGCGCCCCGCTCGAGGAGCTCGGTATCGGGCCCGAGATCACGGACGAATTCTACGCCGACTTCGCCGAACTGTCCGGCGCCGCCTGATCCCGTCCCCTTACGCCTGAGCCCTTCCAACCGCCCTTCCAGGAACACCCGCCATGCAGCTGCCCCGTCAACTCAAGGACATGAACGTCTTCAACGCGGCGAACTCCTTCGCCGGTCAGTCGACCAAGTTCACCCGGCCGAAGCTGGTCATCAAGACCGAGGACTATCGGGGCGCCGGCATGCTGGGCACCGTCAAGCTGGACATGGGCCTGGAAGGGCTCGAGGTCGAACACGAGTACGGCGGCGACATGCCCGAGCTGAACCGCGAATTCGGTTCGACCGACATCGACGGCAGCCAGCTGCGCTTCGCCGGCGCCTACCAGAACGACGCGACCGGCCGCTATGACGACGTCCAGATCGTCGTGCGCGGCCGCCATACCGAGATCGATTCCGGCACGGACGAGGTCGGCGCCAAGTCGGGCACCAAGTACAAGACGGCCTGCACCTACTACAAACAGACCCGCAACGGCCGTGTCGAATTCGAGATCGACCTGATCGCCGGGACCTTCATCGTCGACGGCGTCGACCGCCGCGCCGAACTGCGCCGCATCATCAACTGATGGCGGCGGGGCGCTCCCTTCCCCCGATCGCGGCCGCGCTCGAGCGCCAGCGCCACGACGATATCGCAAGTCGTCAGGCCGCCGATCGTCACTTCGACCGATTCATGGCCGCGCTGACGCGGCGCACTCGCCGGGACCCCTCCAATGGACACGAAAATCGACCCCAAGCCTGAGGCGCCCGCCTCGGCGGAGACCTCCGCTCCTGCGGAAAAGGCCCGCTCGGGCATCGACAAGAACGGCCGCCCGTGGGCGCTGGTCACCCTCGACAATCCCCTCGATCGCGGCGGGACCGAGATCGTGGACGTCACCGTGCGCAAGCCCCGCGGCGGGGATCTGCGCGGCACCAAGCTGACTGAGCTCTATGCGGCCGACGTGGTCGCCATGTCGATCGTCATCCCCCGGATCAGCGAACCGATGATCCACCGCCAGGAATTCATGGACATGGACGGCGAGGACATCGCCCAGCTGTCCGGCGAGGTGATCAATTTTTTGCTGACGAAGTCGCAGCGGCGGGAGGCCTCCCTGACCGAGTAGAGGACGCCTTCGCGGACATCATGTTCGTGATGCATGGCTGGTCGAGGGAGGCCCTTGAAGCCCTCGACCTGGCCGACCTCTCAGAAGAGCGGGAGCGCGCGATCGCCCTGTGGAATCGGGTCAACGGCCCGAAGGACGAATGACGCATGGACCGTAATCTTCGCCTCAATCTCATCTTCAAAGCTGCTGGAAACGCGAAGACTTTTCTTCAGGGCGTGAAGGGCGAGAGCGACCGGACGTCCAAGGCGCTCGGCGCCGCCCGCGAGCAGGTCACCCAGCTCAGTCGCACGACCAAGGACGTCGCCGCCTACAAGGCCATGAAGGTCGGCCTGACTGAAGTCCGCACCTCGCTCAGCGCTGCCAAGGCCGAGGCCGAGCGGCTCGGCAAGGCCATGGATACGACCGAAAAGCCGACGCGCCAGCTCACCAAGGCGTTCGAGGCCGCGACCAACAAGGTGAAGACGCTGGAACAGCGCCAGGCCTCCCACGTCCAGGGCCTCCGGGATCTGGACGAAAAGCTCAAGGCCGCGGGCGTGTCCACCAAGGCGCTCGGCGCCCATGAGCTGAGGCTGGAGCGTGACCTGGCCAAGGCGAACGATGCCCTTCAGGAACAGGCCCGGCGACTGGATGCGGTGACGGAGCGGCAGAAGCGGCTCGCGGGGGCGCGTGCCCAGTACGACAAGACCCAGCAGCTGGCCGGCACCATGCAGGGCGCCGGCATGTCCTCGCTGGCGGCGGGTGGTGCTGTGGCGGCGCCGCTGGTGATGTCGGGTCGCTCTGCGATGGCCTTCGAAGAATCCATGGCCGAGGTGCTGAAGGTCGTCGACTTCCCGACCCCTAAAGCATTTGCGGAAATGGAGCGGGATATCCTCAACCTGTCGGGGCGATTGCCTGTCACTTCGGGCGAACTGGCGGGTTTGGTCGCTCAGGGCGCGCGGGCCGGTGTCGCACGCCAGGATCTGCTCGCTTACGCCGAGGCCGCTGCAAAGATGGGCGTGGCTTTCGACATCAGCTCCGAGGATGCAGGCACGATGATGGCCACCTGGAGGGCGGCGCTGGGCCTCACACAGAAGGAGGTCATCACGCTTGCTGACCAGGTGAACTACCTGACCAACACCTATGGCGGTAACGCCGCTGAAGTGTCGAACATGATTACCCGGGTGGGCCCGCTGGCCGACGTTGCTGGCGCATCCGGTTCCGTGCTGGCTGCTCTGGCGCAGGTCATGAACAAGGTCGGGGTCGAAGCTGAGGTGGGTGCGACCGGTATTAAGAACCTCCTCCTCGGCCTTACACGGGGTGAGGCCGCCACGAAAAAGCAGCGCGAAGCCTTTGCCTCCCTCGGCCTCGACGCATCCACAATGGCCAAGCGCATGCAGACCGACGCCGAAGGGGCCATCACCAGCGTTCTTCAGGCTGTCGCGAGGCTACCCCAGGAGCGGCAGCTGTCGATCCTCTCGAATCTGTTCGGCACTGAGAGCGTCGCCGCCATCGCACCCATGCTGTCACAGATTGGCCTCGTCGAACAGAATCTCAGGGCCGTCGGCGATGCCAGTCTTTACGCTGGGGCAATGACCACGGAGTTCAATCGCGCCACCGATACCTCGGCGTCGCGCTGGACCATCGCCGGGAACAAGGGAAACCGCCTAGCCACTATTCTCGGCAATCGCCTCAAGCCGACGATCGACGCGGCCTCCGACGCCTTCGGCAAAGCAACCGATGCCCTAGCGGCCTTTGCCGAGCGCCATCCTGGCGTGACCGGCGCGGTGCTGGGTGTCGTCGGCGTCCTGGCCGCCGGCCTCATCGTCTTCGGCGGCTTGGCCTTAGCGGTAGCCGCGGTCCTCGGCCCGTTCGCCTTGATGCGGCTGGCCATGACGCAGACAGGTCTTCTCTTCGGGCCACTGGTAACCGGCCTCAAGAACGCCAGATGGGCCACGCTCGGCTTCAACTCAGCCCTTCTGGCGAACCCCATGCTCTGGATTGCCGTGGCCATCGCCGCTGCGGTCGCCTTGGTCGCCTATGTGATCTACCGGAATTGGGGTCGGATCGGGCCGTGGCTCAGGGGCCTGTGGGACGGCATCACCCGCACGGTCAGCGGCGGGCTTAGCCTGATCAAGGCCTACATCCTCAACTTCACCCCGCTCGGCTTCGTCATCCGCAACTGGCAGCCGATCGTCGGCTTCCTGTCGGCACTGTGGACTCTGGCCGGCGAGCTGGTGGGCCTCGGCCTCGACTACGCCAAATACCTGCTGGTCCGGTTCTCACCCATGCCGTGGGTCCGAAAGGCGTGGTCCGCCGTTACCGGCTTCCTCGGCGGGGTCTGGGAAGGTGCAAACAAGGCCGTCGGAAAGGGCCTGTCGCTGATCGGCGATGGCCTCATGCGTTTCACGCCTCTCGGCTTTATCGTCCGCAATTGGGACGCGATCTCCGGCTTCCTGCTGGAGGTCTGGGGTCGCTACAAGGCGGCCGTTCAGACCGGCCTCGATGCCATCGGCGGTCTGCTGATGCGCTTCGCGCCGCTCGCCTTCGTCGTCAACAACTGGGGCCCAATCTCCGAATTCGTCACCGGTCTCTGGGACAAGGTGAAGGGTGCCGTCTCGACGGGCATCGACGCGATGAAGGCGGTCATCCGCAAATACAATCCGCTCGACGACTTCAAGGCCGTGTTCAAGGATCTTTGGAACTGGCTCAGCGAGTTGCCGGGCAAGCTGCTGAAGGCCGGGGCCGACGCCGTCAACGGCTTCACACAAGGCATCCGGGGCAGGCGAGCTGACGTCCAGGCCGCGACGGCAGAGGTCGCCCGCGTGCCCGAGGCTACGACCCGGCGCGTCACCCAAACCCGCTCGCCGTCTCGCGTCATGATGAACGTCGGCCGGGACGTCATGTCCGGCTTCACCCTCGGCCTCGGCCAGAACAGGCGAGGGCCGGCCGGCGTCATGGCCGGCGCGGCTGCGGCCCTGATCGCCGCAGGCGCCGTCAGCATGCCGGGCGTCAGAGGAGGGGACATCGATGGCACGCGGGGCGTGTCGGCGCTCGCGCGCCCGACGTTCGACACCGGCCCTCGGTTGTCGGCTCGCCCGTCGACCGCGAGCGCGTCTGGCGCCCGGCCCCCGGACACTCCTGCGATCGGCACCCTCAATCTCACGATTAACCAGCGGCCGGGCGAGGATGTAGATGCGCTCGCCCGTCGCGTGGTCGAGCTGCTCCGCAAGCCGGACCTGTCCAGCCTGTCGGATGACCCGGACTATGGAGAGGCCTGATGTCTGATGTCGCCATGCTGATGTCGCTGGGGATGTTCGGTTTCTCGATCGACAGCGCCCTGTTCGACAAGCTGCGCCGCCGCCGCACCTGGCGTCATCCGACCAACGAGCGCGTCAACGCCCGGGCGGCCGGCCAGTTCGCCGGGCCGGGCGATGATCTGATCGAGATCTCCGGGATCCTGGCGCCCGGGCAGATCGGCCGCAAGGACGCGCTCGAGGAGCTGGCGGCCATGGCTGACACCGGCCAGGCCTGGACCCTCGTCGACGGGGAGGGCTTCGTCTACGGCGCCTTCGTCATCGAAGGGCTCGACGAGGGCAAGGGCAACTTCATGGCGGGCGGCATCGCCCTCCAGACCGACTTCAGCCTGCAACTGCGGCGCATGCAGGATCCGGAAGGACAGGACGCGCCGGCCGAGTCCGTGACGTGACCGCCCCCGGCTATGTTCATCGCCAGGCCGCCTATGACCTGGTCGTCGACGGAAAGAGCATCAGCGGCGACGTTTATCCGCGCCTGATCAGCCTCGGCCTCTCGGAACGGCGGGGCACAGACGCCGACGAGCTCGAGATCGTCCTGGACGATGCCGACGGCCGGGTGGCCATTCCCTCGCCCGGTGCCGAGATCTCGCTCAAGCTGGGCTGGCGCGACTTGGTCGACGGCGGTTCGACCACCCTGATCGACAAGGGCATCTTCAAGGTCGATGCGCGTCGGCACTCCGGCACGCCCGATCGTCTGACGATCAAGGCCCGGTCGGCCGACCTGACCCGGGCCTTCCGCACCCGCCGCACACAGACCTGGACCGAAACCACCCTCGGCCAGGTGCTGACCGACGTCGCCGGCAGAAACGGCCTGCAGGCCATCGTCGCGGCCGACAAGGCATCGATCGAGGTCGCGCACCTGGATCAGGACCGGGAGAGCGACAGCGCCTTCCTAGCGCGTCTGGGGCGGCTCCATGACGCGGTCGCCACCGTCAAGGCCCGCCGCCTGCTGTTCGCAGCCGTTGGCTCGGGCGAGACCCCGGGCGGCACCCCCATTCCGCCGGCGTCGCTGACGCGCAGCGACGGCGACCGGCACGATTGGGAAGCCGCCGAGCGCGACAGCTATTCCGGCGTCATCGCCATCTGGCAGGACCGGTCGGCCGCGACGCGCAAGGAGGTCCTGGTCGGCTCGGCCGACAACCCGAAGCGGCTCGGCAGGATCTACGGATCGGAGCGCACGGCCCGCCGCGCGGCCGAGTCGACGTTCAAGCGCCAGTCGCGCGCCGGCGCACGCTTCAATCTCAATCTCGCCCGAGGCCGGCCGGACCTGTTCCCCGAGCAGAAACTCTCGCTGTCCGGCTGGAAGCCACAGATCGACGCGGCCGACTGGCTGATCGTCGAGACGCGGCACAGCCTGACCGGCAATGGCGGCCTGACCACGACACTGAACCTCGAGCTCGGCGGCTCCGGTTCATCCTCGGGCTGAAGCCCGCCCGCCGCCATAACTCACGGTTCTTTTATTCTGACGAAAGGGAAGGTTTCTGTTATGACGTCTGCAGGGGCAAAGTCGGGGTCAAATATGCAGGACATGCCCAGCGCGGCCGCCTCGAGCGGTGGCCGGTTTTCCAGTGATCACCAGCCCGCGGCCTTCAAGGAGGCCGGGCGGCGCTTCGGAAGCCACATCCAGACCAAATGCCCGCACTGTCGGGCGCCCGCCAAGGTACGCAGCTCCAAGGAACTGACGCCGCTGTTCAAGGAGCTGCGCTTCCAATGCTCAGACCTCGAGTGCGGCCACACCTTCGTCGCCAGCCTCACCATCGACCGCACGATCGCGCCGTCGGCCCGGCCTAATCCGTCGATCCGTCTCCCGATCGGCCACCCCCGGCCGACAACGCCGGCGAACGACGACTAGGGTTTGATCGGGCGTCGCGCGAAATCTCTGGTCCACTGCATGGCGATCATGGCTTTGTCCCGAAGTCTGAGGCGTTCGTAGCGCCAGAGCACGGTGATCGGGCGAAACCGCTCCTCCACCATACGAAGCTTGGTCCGATCCTGCTTCGATGCCCTCACTACGACTACGCCGATCATGTTGCAGTCAGTCTCTATGCAGACGAGCCGCCTCGGCCCTAGCACGTGAAGCGTCATCCACCGGTAGTCTGAGACGGTGGCGACGCCGTACTTCGGTGCCTCAGCCTGCTCTCCGTCGCCCGTGATCCAGCGCCATACCAATCGACGAGACAGGCTCACCGTGCACCCTCCTGCATGGCTTTCCACTCGGCCGCGTGGTTCGGGCAGAGGTCTTTGTCCGGGGCGGGCTCGTGGGTGCACTGCCTGCAGAGCGGCTTGTCGCAGGTGCCGCTGCGTCGGCCGGGCACCTTCCAGTCGCAGAGCCGGGTCGAGAGATTGCCGCAGGCACAGCGCTGCCGTCGTCTTGAGCCGCAGACGATGGCGCGGCCGCGGTTCGGCAGCGTCGTCACCTCACAAGGCATAGCGGTGCCGCCATTCCGACGCTGCGATCAGGCGTCCAGGTTTTACAGGCGCCTCTCCCGGGCCGCCATGCTGGGGGCCGTTGCAGCACGGTTTTACAGCCAAGGCGTTGAAGTCCTGAAAAATCGCCCCGTCTTCTAAGCGGACGGTCGCAGGTTCGAATCCTGCAGGGCGCGCCAATCCTGGCCTTTCCCACTGCCCGGCGGTTGCGAAGGCGGGGCGGATGCCGTCTATAGGCGGCATGGCGCGTAGCGTATCGTCCATCATCGGAAGGAGCCTGGCCGGCAGCGCCGCCCTTGTGGCCGTGCTGGTTCTGGCTGCCTGCGGGAACAAGGATGAGCCGACCGGACAGCCGGATGGCGAGCTGGATGGTCTGCCGCCGGTCGAGGCGACGGCTCCGGGCACCATCGGACCGACCCTGGCCGCGGTGCGTCGGCGGGGGCGCCTCAACTGTGGCGTCCACGAGGGGCTGGTCGGCTTTGCCTATACCGACAACCGGGGACAGTGGCGCGGGTTCGACGTCGACTTCTGCCGGGCCATGGCGGCCGCCATCTTCAACAATCCGGATGCCGTGCGGTTCGTGCCGCTGACGACCGGGCAGAGGTTCGAGGCCCTGCGTCAGGGGCGGGTCGATGTGGTGTGGCGCAACACCAGCTGGACCATGGACCGCGACGTCACCGAGGACGTCAGCTTCGCCGGCACCAACTATTACGACGGGCAGGGCTTCATGGTCCGGCGCTCGCTCAACCTCGCCAGCGCGACCGAGCTGAACGGCGCGCGCATCTGTGTGCAGGCGGAATCGACCTCGCAGCTGAACCTTGCCGACTATTTCCGCCTGCGGGGGCTGGAGTATGAGCCGGTCGTCGTGCCGACCGAGGAAGAGGCTCGCCGCGCCTATGCCGAGGAGCGCTGCGATGCCTTCACGGCCGATGTGTCGGCGCTGGCGGCGGCCCGCACGACCCTGGCCAGCCCCGAGCAGCACGCGATCCTGCCGGATGTGATCTCCAAGGAGCCGCTGGGCCCGATCGTGCGTCGCGATGATCCGCACTGGACCCGGGTGGTGCGCTGGACGCTGAACGCCCTGATCCTGGCCGAGGAATACGGCGTGACCCGCGACACGGTCGCCGATCAGGCCAAGGAGGCCCGCGACCCGCGCATCCGGCGTCTGCTGGGCGTGGAGGGCGAGTTCGGCACGCGGCTGGGTCTGTCGGATCGCTGGGCGTATCAGGCGATCGCCGCCGTCGGAAACTATGGCGAAATTTTCGGGCGCAATCTGGGATCAGATTCGGCGCTGGACCTTGCGCGCGGGCTCAATGCACAGTGGAACGCGACGCCGTCAGGGCTGATCTACGGCCTGCCGATTCGATAA